CAACGATACTGCTGCGTGCTGGATACGATACGGTTACGCCAAGATATCCTTGGGTTAGAATGAAATTATCTGTTTGCAGCTTGTCAACGTAGTATTTGAACCAGATTTTTTTACCTTCTTTGCGAAGGATGGGATCTGAAACACCATTACTGAGAAAAGCTCTGAATTTTCCTGATTTTAACGATGTGCTTACTTCGCCAATTACACCGCCGTAATATTGCTGTGATGTTGTTGACATGCTGGTTGACGCTGGTTGAAAATCGGTAGCCCTGCTCACTTCAACGAATTCCGGCTCATAATATTGCGCGTAAACATTCTTGGGGATGTTACCTGTGTGGCTGCGTGTCATTGCTGGGCTGAACGTGGCTCCTGCATATCCAATTATGGTATCTGTTTCCCTTGCGAATTCAGTCTTTAGGATAACTGGATAACTTGACAACTCGCGGTGTTGATTCGGGGTGGAACATATCTCAGATGTGGCGACGGCAGAGGACGTGATGGATGATAATCGCACTTGTGCAAGCTCAATGCTTCCGACTGGTATAAACGGGGGGCCACCGGGAGCCCCGCGTGTCTCCACGAAAGCTGTATGGTCAATACCACTCAGGACAGCGATTGCGCCAGCGGAGGTGATGGTTATGGAATTTATGCGACATATAGCCGACACAAGAGCGTCGGTTGTGGCTCCGCGTAAACATGTTGCATCTGAGTTTGCTGTCATGGTTACTGGGATACCTGCGAGGTTAAGTGTGCCAGCGGATATATCGACCTTGTCACTTGTTCCGGAAGCAGCGGGGGTTACATTCAATCCAGTTGATACGCCATCTGGTTTAATGACAGGTGAAAAGCCAGCCTCATCAGACCAGATTTCTGCTGAGGAATTGAATGCCATGGAATCGCCAGAATCCGTTAAAGCAGACATCGGAACAAACGTTTGCCCACTTTCATAATAGAGCAAAGAATTTTCTGCGGTTGGCATGGATACACCTTATAGGTATGGATTTGTGATAGTTGAAAAATATTTAACTGAAAAGTTTGTCAGAACTAAAACTGTATCATTTTTCGAATAGTCGTTTGTTCCGCCATTTATGTATGATATTTCCTCGATAAGTGATGAAATAGGTGATCCGAAAAAAGCTTGTCTTATATCACCCAGGATGATCTCCGAGAGCACGGATGGGTTTATTATGCCAGTCATGGACACAGCTTCGACTCGGACTGGCATAGTGCAAAGGTACTCTGAACCGCCTATGCGTTCTGCTGTTTCAACAAGAGGGAAAATGACACATGACGGCAATCGGTTGGGATCTATTTTTGAAGCAGCTCGGTATGCGTTTTCTCCGATATTCGTGTTGTACCCATTGCCAATGGTTATCTCCGCTGCACGTTCGAGCAATGACCTGATAATTAAATCTCGTTTTGTGTTAGGCATTTAGTATCTCGTCTGTTTTTTCTATAAAGACTTTAGTCGCTTCATCAGCGCCTTCTTCCATGATCGGGTCTATGAAATAATCCTGCGCCTGGATGTCTTGTACGCGAACGGATGTAAGGATATGAGCCTTTTTTGTACCTGGCGGTTTCTCTCGTAATTGTCCACGGGTTCTGTAAACATGCCGAAATTCATGATTTTCACGGTCTTTGAAAATCTGAACATGTATCGGAGGGCTACCTCGTTTCTTCCAATGTACAGAATCATTCGGGAAATCAATCATTCTAATTGGCTTTCCTTTTGATATAACTTTCGGCTTGTAATTTGATAAGGTCGAAAAACCTGGATCATTTATTTCAATTTCAGATCTGGTGCGGGACTCGTCTATAAGCAATACTTCTGTGACACCTTCTATCATTTTGTTATTGACGAGAACTGAACCTTCGAGCATTGAGCCACCAGCCGCCACGGGAAGACTGTGACGTAAGATTTCAAACATGGTTTGGACGCTGCCAAAAGATGTTTTGTCGAGTGTTACATTGATGCTATCCGCCATTTACTGAAACCCTTACAACATACCCATCGTTCGTGAGAACAGATAAAACTGTATAAGATATTCCTGCTATGACAAACACATCTCCTACCTCGACCTCGCGGGACAAGTCAGACAATGAATAATCAATCGTCTTTCCCTGAAGCCATGTTTGTGCGCGGCCTTCTGGTTGTGATTGTGAGAATTCAGAAAGCATCACTTTGAAACACGATACGTCACCAACCATTGGGGTAAATACAGCATCTACCCCACCGAGATTGACTGAAATATCTCGCCATAACGCTGCCTGTGACTTGTTAAAATCGACGGCCATCTTACTACTCTACCAACTTAATCAATACGCCTGGTCTAAAGCACATGGGTAGAGGATTTGACTGCATGTGGAGATTAATGCCACGGTTGAAGTCACGAACTTCCTGTTTTGCGTAAAGTGGAATACCGATGGTGTTTACGGTTTCGAGGAAGTCAGCCGGTGCGTAAATGGTTTTGAAGGTATTCATGGTGCCCTGCGGATAGCAATGGCCTTCTCCGTCTGCGATGAATTTTCTTGCAGTTCCGGTAGCGTCGGTCGCCGTCCCACGGTATTCTTCAAACATGATACCGCCATAAGCAAAACCTTTTCTGATGTCACCACCCATGGCCTGAGCTGCGAGGATGGTGTTATCAAAAGTGGCTTTGACGGTTGCATGGCTGGTAATCGCATCAAAGAAGCTGGCTGATACAAGCGCTCTGGGCATGGTCATTACTTCACCATGGAGGTTATCTTCCATGAGACGAAGCACCTGCATACATTTGGCGCGGACATCAGTGGTGGGGGTGGAAAGATCGAAATCGATGTATTTCTGATCGATTCCAAATTCAGTGTAAAGATTGTACAGAAGGGACCCGTCTGCATCCAGGATGATCCCCTTCAATGCACCCATTCTGAGATATTCAAGAGTGATCGCGTATTTGTCTTTCGCAGCCTGCATGTGGTTGTTCATGACACTTGCGAGCGTCTGGACCTGATTATCTGTACCGAATTGACGGACAGATTCAAATTCAGATGCAAGAATAACGTCACCGAGGGGAATGTGGGGTACCGCAAACGCTCTGACCTTGCGTTTGCCCATTCGGTTCTGTTGTTCGGGGGACCCGACAGGCTGGGTTGAAAGCAAATTGAGAACGCCGTTTTGTTCCTCGACAAGTGCGACGCGGGTTGTTATGCCTTTGTCGGTGAAAATATCAAGTTCTCTCAGCCGGCCGTAGGTATTTGGTAGGATGTTGATTGCGTTCGAAAGCGAAACAAGATTAAACGCATCTGTTTCGAAAGGGTTAAGTATCATTTTATCACACTCCTTTGGTTATGCGTCGGTTCTTTCGACGATGCCGTTATTGCGAAGCTGAACAAGTGCTGCGGCTTTTTGTGCAGCGGAAGCACCTGTTGGCCATGTAAGATAATCAGCCACAATCTGTGCATCACGAACAATTGCGACTGCTTCCCTGTCTGGGTAATAAACGGCGGTGTCTGCTCCGATAGTGCAAATGTCCGCCTGGTTTGCGCTGTTGAGATTTTCTGATTGGAATGTGCCGACCTGATTATCGACTACGAGAACACCGGTTGCGGTTCCGGCTGCAAAGGTTCCTGATGTAAGGGTAAACGATACTACCTGGGCGGTGGCGGCGCTGGTTGCGCCTGTCAGAGTTTCACCGGCCAGCAGCTCAGCAACTCCACCAGATGTGTAGGCTATCTGTTTCTGGGTCACCGTAGTACCCGCCCCGGCAATCAGTATGCCGAATGCATCCTCAGACCCATCAATCCCGGCAAGGTTGAGTTCCTTGACTTTCCCGGAACCAACCGGAACCGTAATGGTGAAAGTATCACCTAACGCTGCGTCTGCACCGACATCGTTCAGTAAGAAATTGATAGCGGGATTGGTATAGGCAACCGCCACGTTTGCTTCGGGAAGCGCTTCACCATCCGGGTCTTTGACCGAGAAAACACCACCAGAGGCAACTACCGTCACGCATCGCAATGTGTAAACGCCAACTTTGGTTTTATTACCGCCAGTAACTCCGGTGCAAGTAACCGCGCCGGTATTTGTCCCGGCTGTCCCAGTCGTGGGCACAGCCCCGACTTTAATCTTCCCGATAACAGACCCCATAATAAGGTCCTGTCCGGCCAGTACAGTGACCTGCTCGCGGGAATGATAGTTCTCCATTTCCCATTTAAGCAGATCGTTGAGATAAGTTGATTCTGTTAGTACGGTTGACATGTTGATCCTCCTGTTATTTATTCTTTAAAATGGACTCTGCTCGTTTCTTCGCATCTTCCATAAGTGGATTGGTATCTGTGGTCGCAAGTGCGCCGACTGTTGATACAATCGTTACCTGCTCTGATACTTTGGCCTTTGCATTGAGGATAACCTGCTTGGCTTCGTTGAGAGACAAACCATCGCGGATCATGCTACCTGCAAGCGCTGGCATTCCCATAGACTCGCACAAATCAACAATGTCGGTTATCGCCGTTACTTGTTCAGCTTTTTGTGCAGCAAGTATCTTTTCGACGGAGATTTCTGCAGCTTGCTTTTGTGAATCGGCTGCAAGAACACCAACAGTAGTACCTGCAGCAAAAGTTCCTTGGGGTAAAAGTGATTCAATATGAGAAAGCAAAAGACCTTGTTCGGTAAGTATCTTTTTTACTTCGACCGTATTGTCGGCTATTGCCTGAGTGATGACTTCCTTTACTTCGTTAAGATTCATGCCATTGTCTCCTTTTTTTGAAACCATATTTTTGATGATATTGTCTATGGATGAAATGCCATCTGCGAAGCCAATATTGATCGCTTCCTTGCCCATGAAGAACCCTGCCTGTGTCGCCACGATTGCTTCTTGTGACATATTTCTGTTGCGTGCAACGACAGCAGTGAATTTGTCATAGAGTTTATCGACATGCGCCTGAAGGATTTCTTTGCATTTTGGTTTTAACGGTTCATGAGGACTGAAATCGTTTTTGTGGTCACCTGCGAAGATGGTTGTGTATTTCACGCCGATCTGATTATCGAAACCTGTTTGGTCGATATGAATTGCGATTACACCAACTGACCCAACGCTGGCTGTGTCTGAAAGATAAATTTCACTTGCAGCGGAAGCGATTGCATAAGCAGCGGAATAAGCGGATTCTGCTGCTACAGCTATGATGGGCTTGGTTTCCCTTGCATTGTAAATTTCATCAACCAAGTCAAAGAGGCCAGCGACTTCTCCACCAGGTGAATCGATAAGTAACAAGATGCTTTGCACTCGTTCATCGGATAAAGCAGCACGAAAGGTGTCACGGATATCCAAATATGATGTAGTCCACCAGTTGTATGCTCGATAGGTGAGGCCGCCTGTGATCTCGACCACTGCGACACCATCTATTATTGGGAATCCATTTACTGAGTTCAAAACTACCGTTCCTGAATCAGCATAAGCTTGCGTATCGGTGACGTAATTTCTTTCTGAGTCGGGCGGTGGCGGTTTTGATCCAGTCGCTTTAACTGACAGAATTTCGTTGACTGATTGTGGCGCAACCATTAACGCTGAGTTAAAAAGTCTTGTTGGTATTTCCACTGCCATTTCCTCCTGTTAAAGGTCGTGAGTCTGAATCGAACACTAACCCGCATGCGTCAGCACGATCATTATCTGCTTGGATTTCTTCTTCAAGCGCTTCCACATCCATCCCACGTTCCGCCACCTCTTGCGTCCGGGAAGAAAACCCGGATCGAACAAGACCAGATGACGCCTTCAAGTCTTTGAGAGGGTCAACCCATGGCCAGCCGTCGATTGTCCATTTAATTTTCATGTATGAACGCGGGTCTTTTTTATATCCTGGGAGACACATGGCATTTGATAACTCAACCTGAGAAAGCCAGTACTTGGCAACCGGTCTGCATATCTGATACGCCATGATATTGAAAATAAACTGCTTGCATTGCCGTTGAAATTCGAGATTGCCGGCACGGATAGAGGAATATGTTACTCCGGACAGATCGCCAGTGAATTTCTCGTAGGTTAAGCCGCCGATGCCACGGGCAGCCCGTTGTTCTTGGTGTTTGATGAAAGACCCGTAATTACCACCGACATCTGCTGGTTGTGAAAATGTCACGTTATAACCTGGAGGAAGTGACGGGAATGTACCGGGTTCCATTTGCACCTGGATTGCGCCTGTATCGTCTGTTCCTGATTCGTTTCCGAAAAATGGTGCTGCATTTAAGTCCTCTGCTGGCTGTGTAATAAAACCGCCAAACATGGCCGCTGTTTTTTTACGAACCAGTTCAGCATCGTTGAATTGATTAATTTCGTGCATGGTTAAAATCAAAGAGGCAAGCCACGGGCGGCCTCGTTGTTGACCGGGACGAAGCGGCTGGTATGCGTGAAGTATCTCTGATGCAGGTATGCGAACCCTGTCGAACTGATCTTTGAGAGTCATAAAGACTTCTCCTGGATGTTCTTTAAAAATCCAGTAGGCGACACGTTTACCAGATTTATCAAACTCTATGCCCATGCGGATTTCGTTGCCATTTGGTGAGATTGTGTTATACGTTTCATCGAGGTGATCAGCTTCGAGTATTTGCAATTGAAGCGGTACCAAAAGACCACCGGATCGCTTTGGGCAAAACCGGATAAGGACTTCTCCAGATTCGATGATTGACCTGGATATGAGAGACTGTAATCCGTAAAAATCGAGGAGACCGCCTGCATCAGCTTCCTGTGTCCAGTCAGACCAGAGTTGCTGTATTTTCTTTTTGAGCTTGGAATCAGATAATTGCCAGCGGGGGGAGATGCCTGTGCCAACGATATTGGAAACAAGACAATCAATTGCGCCGCATATCTGAGGATCATTGCGAGATAACTCACGGGAACGAGAACGCAGAAGAGATAGGGATGAATAAATTGTTGCGTTAGGGCCTGCGGTTGATGTGCCCCAATTTGACAATCGCCTGCCATTCCCGGCGCCTTCGAAAGGTGGGGAAGATCGCATATCAATTTTGCGGCCCTTACTGTCAAGTATTCTCAGGAAAGACATTTATACCCCTTTGCTTGTTGATATGCGGCAGTAACGAGGCTTACGATTTAATAAATTCAGAGAAGTGGTTAAGCTTGATTTATATGCCTGAAGTTCAATGAGGCTTGATTGACCATATTCTACCATGCGTTCACCATTGGAAACACGCACGACACGCTCACCGAGCATCAGTTTGCTTATGGCGAGTTCGACGGAAGTCAGTGATATGGTCAATTCTGATATTGTTTGCATGATACCATATACAGTATATTGATATATGGTATAACACAATGGGCGGTGGTACAGTGTTCCGTTAATCTGGAAATTCATCAACCGCCACACAAAACTGTAGTCGCGCTGGTAATGATTTCGGGCAGTGGCGCACTGGTTTGTATGGGTCGAAAAGAGCCGCTCCCCGCCCAGGGTCACCTACCGGAATGCGTTAATTCGTTTGACAGGCATGGCAGTTTAATCATAGGGTAACTTCTGGATGAATGGGGCAGGGAATCAAGGATACCATCCGTATCATTAAAGATGGCCGGTCTCAACAATAATGCAAGTATGTGCAATTCGAAAAAAACGAGGAAATGCAGGCGATGATAATCAAAAACAAAACCTAATCGTTATGCAAAAGAAACTCGTAATTATTCTGTATATCTTTTTAAAACAGATGATATGCAGAAACTGCTTAACTACTTGTTAGGTTTTTTCAAATAAGAATGGAGAGTAAAATTATGTTATGTGGAAAATGTGGTTTACAAATAGCGGATAAAGGCACTGTTTTATGTACTGGTTGTGGAACATTGATACATCAACAGTCTGATAGGAAGAATACTGAAGATTTATTTTTAGCAATAAAGAATAATGAACCTGATATATACTGCGGACCGTATGAATTTATGAAAATTAGAATAAACAACTCATAAATTTATCCGGTCTATAGTATAGTAATATCGGCAGAAGAGTTGGAAAAATAGAGTAAAAATGAATTTGCTTTTGGTAAAAAATTTTCTGACAAGTTAATTCAAACAAGCGGTCGAATATATAAAATAATAAAAGGAAAATACAATAAAGGCTATATTATTATACATATAAATTTTAGTAGAGTTGTTGCCTTTATTCTTCCAGAATCTTCAAAATCTATTTTTGAATTAAAACAAGACGATAATGTAACATTGAGAGGGCTGTGTATGCTTCATACCGGAGCAGATAATAAAAAAATTTGCGAGATGGGTGGAGCTAATCGGATAGATTTGGCTAAAGAGCATGGACTGAATTGTGTCCATATTAAACCATGTATGCTTTTAAAAGATATAATAGCTGAAAAGGAAGGTAATATTCCATTTATTCAATTTCAAAATTTTGTATATGAAATAATAACAAATCCTATTGAAACTAGGAATAACTATTATAATAAAATACTTCAAATTCAAGGTGTTGTTGGCGGTTTAGAAATTAAATCAAATAGAGATTTTCTATTTTTTTATCACACTCTCAGTCCGATAGATTTCATGTTTTCAATCGTTTTAATTTCAGTGATGTAGATGAATATCCTAAAGTTGTTTCTTTTAAAGAAGGGCAGCGGATTTGTATTAAAGGAATTTGTACTGGTATAGGATATAAAACTACTATGCTTAGTAAAAATCGGTTAGATAATTTGGACATTTTAGATAGGATGGATTTTAGCATAGAAATCAAAGTTGAAAACTGCAATATTATAGGTTAATAAGCTAAGGACTTGGACGTATCTATTGGTTGGGAGATATCCCCAAAAGTACAAAAAAATGCTCCGACGATGAAATGAGGGTTGCTCTTAAAAATTGTGAAATTTTTTACTCCATTTTTGGGTATTTTTACTAAGAAGTCTCCCAATCACTATAAGAGGAGGGTTTTAATGTCATTGAGCCAAAACCAAAGAAATACGATAGAACTCATTTGGAATACACAAAAGCTTATTTTTAAGGAAGTTGATCTAAATTTTATTAAGCGTGACATCGAAGATATATTTGCTGGGAAAAATAATAAAACATTGAATGACACATTGAAAACCAAAAAATATAATAAATTTCAAGATACTGTTAATTCAAAATATTCTGCCCTATTAACTTGTGAGTTAGGTAAATTTATGTTTTGTTTGAAAAAAAAGGGAGATAATTTTTATTTATGTTTTCTGAATAAATATGGAGATAAGCAATACTGTGAGTTCTCAATAATAGATAATAACTATTTTAATAAAAAGGGGTTATATATTTATTGTGTGAATAACGAGTTAAAGTATATTGGACGATGTACAGATTCGTTTAATACGAGAATTAATCAAGGATATGGTAAAATTCATCCCAAAAATTGTTATCTTGATGGTCAAACAACAAATTGTCGTCTAAATTACCTGATTGGTCAAAATCAAAGTAACATTAAATTCCTTGTATATATTATGACTGATAATAAAATAATCATACAAGCTGAAAAGGACTTGATAAAGCAATATAAACCACCGTGGAACCTTTAATAGCAAACCTAATCGGGTAGCCGGGGGTTTTAGCCCCCACACCACCCGGCATGCGGGTCCGCACCGGGCGGTTCATGTAAGCTATCGGGCCGTAGCCGGATAGTGAATGTTCACCCACAGTTCTTTGACAGATATGAGACCCTGTTTCTTTAACCATT